AATTAAGGAATTTCTATTTTTATCTGTGGTCCAGAAACGCCTGCGGGCGTTTCTGGACCACTTTTTCACGCTTAGGGCGCAACGGCAAACAGCCGCTTTCCGCCACGGCCTTTCTCGTGAAAAAGGGGTACAGGAAAGTCCGCAGACTTTCCTGTACCCCAAAATTCAAATAACCTTTCCGCTGTTTATGCGCAGAGCAACGCGGAGCGCATTTCAAATCGTCCCGCCCTACGGCAGCTTTTTACTTCTCCTTCCGCAGCTTTTCCAGATAGCCGTCCGCTTCGATGGCCTCCGGGGTGAAGGAATTATTCTTCCACCAGCCCACAAGGGCGGCAGCCACGGTCAGACCGGTGGTCACCAGCTGCTCCACGGTGGCGCTCTCGATGGGCAGCACGGGCTTGCCGCAGGCGCTCAGCACCTGATTGGTCAGTGCCAGCGCCAGCGCAGCCGTGCGCGCCAGCGTGGCGGCAGAAATTTTGTAACGGGTATCGTCCATAGGTTCAGTTCCTCTCTTTCTCCAGATCTGCGATGCGGTGGTTGGCCACCTTCATCTGTTCTTCTAAAATGGGTACGCGGCGGGCAAAGTTGTTATGCTCCCGCACCTCCCGGGTCAGCTCCTCCAGCTTGGTGTCGGTCACCGCCTGACTTTTGCCGTTGGCGATCAGCACACCGATCAGGGTCACCGCACCGGCAAGGATGGCCGAGATGATGCTCTCCATCACGCTCACCCCTTCCACCGGGCTTTTTCTGCCCGGGTGTCCACGTGCACCCAGCCGGTAGTTCTGCCCGCCTTCACCGGGTATCTCCCCACGCCGCCCCAGTCCGGCATCAGGCTTTCGGCGTAGGCGGCTACGTCCTCCACGCTTACGCCCTGCACCCGGATGTCTGCCGCCCGGCCATACAGGTGCTGGCTGAACGTTGCCCCGCCCGCCTTGGCGTTGTGTGCCGGGGTGCGGTAGGCACTGGTGATGGTCACCGACTTGCCGAAATGCGTCCGCAGCTGTTCCAGAAGCTCCACCAGCGCGCTGTCGATGAAGATCGGGTCGCTGCCGTCATGGCAGCGGAACTCCCGCACACGGAAGTGCGGCGAGAGGGCGGTGCTGCCGTCCCGGGCAAGAGAATATACCTGCAATGCCATTGCACACCCCCTTACAGCCGCTTCAGCAGCGCAGCGACAGGCTCCATGTAAAACCGCTCGTAGCCGGCCTTGTTGGGGTGCGTGCCGTCGCTGGTGTACTTATCGCCCAGTCCGCCGACGCCGTGTTCTCCCATAGGCGGGGTGCTCTCCGCAATATCAACATAAGGTACGCCCCATTTTTTCAGCGCCGCAAGGATGGCAGGCTTATAGGTCTTATACCAGTTTTCGCTGCTGCCGAACATCCCGCCGTGCGGGAATACATAGGCCACGTGCTTGTCGCTGTAGTTCTTAGCCAGATAGTCCAGCATCTTCTCCAGTGCGCCGGTCATGGTCGTTTCGTCGTAGGTGGCGGCAAAGCCATCGGTCAGGGTGCCCACCGGGGCGTTGTTCCACGCATCATTTACGCCGCCCTCCAGCAGGATATAATCCGCCTTTGCCAGCGCTGTGGAGTTTGTCACCACTGTGCTGATGCAGCCGCGAACGCCGCCGTATACATTGTCGGTAATGTTCGGGGTCAGCGTTGCGCCGTCTGCCGCTTCGTTGGTCAATGTCATGCCATACTTGTCTGCAATGCACTTGCCGTAGCCGCCCGTGCTGCTTTTGCCGTAGGCGATGCTGTCGCCTGCAACATATAAACTCTTTCCTGCCAGCGGGCTGATGATCTGACCGCTGATGTCAAACACTTCCATTTTACCACCCCTTCTCGATGTAATCGTTCACCTTGTCGTCACTCAGCAGGCCTTTGTACACCCTGCACTGATACAGCGTACCCGACCAGAACTGCTGCTTTTTGCTGCCGTCCGCGCTCTGCGCCGCACCGATCAGGAAGGTCTGGGGCACATCGACGATCGCGCCGTTGGTGATCTTCCACTCGGTCAGCGGGCAATAGGTACTGCCGCCGCGGTAGTTTGAGCCATCGATCTGCACTGCATACCGCGTGCGGGTCTTGAAGTGCTCGATGCTGTCCTGCTGGTGGAGTTGAAGCCGGGCAGGTTGGCAGTATTGCCGGTCTCGGTCAGGCAGTGCAGAAAGGCAGGCCATGTGTTTGCATTGAAGTCGTCCCCCGCTTTTGCATCCACAAGGATCGTGTATTGCGGCGTCTCGGTGGAGGCGTGCTCCAGCAGCTTCAGGCCGGTGTCCAGTCCCTGGGTCAGCACGGTCTCGCCGGGCAGACTGTAGATCAGCTGCGCCGTCTCAGCCTCTACCACTGTCACCGCACATTGTGCCCACTTGCCGCCTGCCGTGGCCGTGACTGTGCAGCTGCCTGCCTTTTTAGCCGTCACCGTTCCTTTCCGCACACTGGCAAACCCTATGGGAGAAACGCTCCACGAAACTTCTCTGTTGGTCGCATCTGCAGGCGTCACGGTGGCGGTCAGGGTCAGGCTTTCTCCCTCGCTCAGGGTCATGGTGCTGCTGCTCAGGCTCAGGGACTGCACAGGGATCTGCTCGGTATCCATGCCCCACTCTTCACGCAAAAGGTTCAGCGTGCTCCGCGTGGATACACTGCGGTACGCCGCTGCTTCAAAAAGCGCCAATATCATAGTCTGGGCACGTTCGGTAAGACCTTTTTCACCGGTGCCGCTCTTGGGCAGTGTCAGGTTCAGCACCGGAGCTTCTGCGGTGCCTGTAATGGTCGCTGCCGCCTCTGTGCCGGTGCTCACGCTGCCGATGGTCAGGTTCGGAGTAGTGCCAGTGTCGCCCTGTTCTCCTTTGGGGCCCTGTGCGCCGGCGTCTCCCTTGTCACCCTTCGGGCCTGCCGGGCCGGGGTCGCCTTTTTCCCCCTTTTCGCCCTGCGTTCCGGCAGCATTGGCAATGCCGTTTTCCATGTGGTTCAGCTGGGCGGCTGTCAGGGTCTGCCCGTCCACAAAATTCTGTTTTTCGTAATTCATCTTAACTCCTTCCCAAGATCATGCGTCCCAGCGCCGCAAGGCCCAGCCGGGCGGTGGT